TCACATGAATTGAATTGCATTATATACTTCATCTTTCATCTTCTTAGTGATGTGCAAGTAGATGGATTCAGTCACTTGACTATTCTCATGTCCAACTCGAGCTTGAATTGAATAGAGTGGCAATCCCATCTCAGCAAGCTTCGAGATATGCGTGTGTCTGAATATGTGAGTTGATATGTTCTTGTCGATGCCCATGCGTTCTCTATGTGTTCGTAGAAACGCATTGACAGCTGTGATTGATAGTGGAGTGTGTTTGGATGTGGTGAAGATGAATCCTTGATTAGAGTCCTCTAATTCTTCAATTTGAGCAAGAATCTCGATGCATCTATTTGGTAGCGAGACCGAACGGATCGATGCGGTCGTTTTTGGAGAAGTGCTCGCATAAACATCCTGGATTTTCAATTGGTGGTATTCTAGCGTTGAAGATACGTGTGCAACTGGTGGATTTGATTCCAAGTCAATCTTGTCCCACGTAAGGGCAAGAGCTTCACCAGCTCGCATCCCTGTCATGTACATCCATTCGAAAAACATCGCATATCTTAGATTGATTTTTCGAGTATATTCAATCAAACGATTGTATTCATCATCCTCCAAGAATTTGTTGGGGTTCTTTTTAGATTCTGTTCGAACCTTATATTCTATGATGCAATCTTCGATTGGATTCGCCTCAATGTATCCATTTTTGACCGAAAATTGAAACAACTTATTTAAACGTGACTTATAAGTCGATGTTGTTTGATTCGCTAGATTCTTTTGATACAAAAGAAAATCAAAAAATCGATTCAAGTCTTGAGTTGTGATTGTAGTGATAATTCTCTTTGAATCAATGAATTCTTCAAACTCTTCATATTGTCTCTCTACGGACAAGAATGTGGTTCGCTTCACGTTTTTCTTATATATTTTCTTGTATTCCTCTATGACCGAATGAATCGTTCGACTATCTGTCACCACATTACCAAGCTCTTTTCGAATGGCATTCGCAAGCATCTCTTGAGCTCGCTTCTTAGTCTCACGAGTCTTGTTGTTGAACGTAACGGATTTTCTACGCCATCTATTGAATCGTGGGTCATAGAACTTCTCACAATAGCGATAACTGATGCCATCCTTCCCGTGTCGTTCCTCTATATACATAATAAACCTCCTATAAAAGAACCTTTCCAATTACTGATACTTTCTCAGCATCCACAATCAAATCCTCATACTTTGGATTCTCAGATTTGAGAATAACATTCTTTCCATCACGATAGAGATATTTACAAGTAACTCCTTCATCTTCAACTCGAACGATAGCAACTTCGCCATCTTCGACCGTTGGTTGATATCTTAGATATACTTCAGAGCCTTTCTTGATGAGCGGTTCCATCGAATCACCTGTTATTTGAACCAATTCATTCGCACCATTTGGAACGATAGAAGAGGGAAGCACACCCATCTCAGCATCTACATCATCCACATGAATCATGGATCCGGCAGCAGATTGACGACCACGAACGAGATACACCACTTTCTCTTCTTGGATTCCATTTTGTTCATCTAATTGATGCGAAGCGAATTCGTATACTTTAGATTGTCGTTTTGAGTCTAGTTTGTTGTAAATTATTGATAACTCTTTAGAAGTTCGTTTGTTGCTGCTCATATCAAATAAAACTTGTGGGCTTATCCCAAAAGCTCGACAATATTTCAATATATCTTCTTCATCAATATCTCTTTTCCCTTTTTCGTGTTGTGAAATTGTATTTTGTTTAAAACCTGTTAACTTTCCAAGCTCAGATTGTGTCATTTTATGATTTAATCTCAATTTTTTAATTGATTCACCTAAAATGTTCATAATGTAAAACCTCCATTTTTGTTGATTTGATAACATTATAAAAGTATGAGATAAAAAATGCAAAAAAAATATCTCAAAAAGAGATAAAAAGTGTTGACAAATATCTCAACTTGAGATATATTGGTGTCACAAGGTTGATTTGAGACCTTAAAACATGAGAGGAGGTGAGTGGATGACCGACAAAAAAAGATTGCAAAAGAAACACTTAAAACCAAAACTAGAGCTAAGAAAAGAACGATTAGGGCGAGAACTTACAACGGGTTACATGGCGAATCTAATCGGTTTAGACCGTAGACAATATGAGAAGAAGGAGGCGGGAGAGTATCCATTTAAAGATTACGAGATGGACATCATAGCTCGTGAATTAGGTAAAAGTGTAGAAGATATTTTTTTTAGTTAAGAATATCTCAGTCTGAGATATAAGGAGGGAACATGAACAAGAAGATAATTTCGAAAAAAGAATTCCAAGAAATGTATCCAAGATACAACACGGAATCCAAGTGGAAGACAATCGTGAATCGAATTAAAGCGAGCGAATATGCTGATGCTTATGTGCGGATCTCACGAAACGATGTAAACATCAACATCGAATTGTTCGAAAGATTCCTCGAGCTTGAAGGAATCAATTGGGCGAATCGATATGGAACTAAGATGACAAGAACAGAATTTGAAAGGAGATTGGCATAGATGAGACGAAAGAGAAAAACAAGAGTGCGATTCATTCCATTGATGAGATGGATGCTTCAATGGTACATCCTATCGTTTGGACTCATTATCGCAATGATGAGCATCGTGCTCTTAGTTGGAAAGGCGGTTGAGCAGCACGAATCAAAAGTGAATCTAATTAGAAGTGGACAATATGTGGAGCCCGATTTTCAAGACACATGGAAAACAAAGGAGGAAAAGAAATACTAATTCATGCCAAAACGAAAAGCGAAAACAAAAAAGCCGATGAAACAATCACCGACTCTCTAAACTAACTAACTACATTATAAAAATAAAATAAGGAGAAATCAATGAGTAAAGCGACTAAAAAAGAAAAAGAATTTGTCATCTTATTACTAGAGTTGATTAAACAATACAAAGATTTAGATTTTGACATCATCGCTTCATTGCAAACTATTTCTAAAATGGTAGAACTGTTTGGATTGGATGATTTGAATTTGGAACTAATGTCAGAATCATTCAAATTTTATTTGGAGATGGAGGATGAATAAATGACAGTTAAAATCAACAAACTAGAAATCGAGAATGTGAAGCGTGTCAAGGCTGTCACGATTGAGCCTACATCAAACGGACTCACAATTCTCGGTGGAAACAACAATCAAGGAAAAACAAGTGTCCTCGATGCCATTGCTTGGGCATTGGGTGGAAATAAGTACAAACCAAGCAAACCAGCTCGTGACGGGTCCATGAATCCACCAACACTACGATTGGAATTATCAAATGGACTCATCGTTGAACGTAAGGGCAAAAATTCAGATTTGAAAGTTACGGATCCAAGTGGACAGAAAGCAGGTCAACAATTGCTTGATTCATTCGTGGAAGAGCTCGCTTTGAATCTTCCTAAATTCATCGAATCAAGTGCGAAGGATAAAGCGAACACGCTTCTTCAAATCATCGGGGTCGGTGAGAAATTGTGGGAGCTAGACCGTAAAGAAGAACGACTATACAACGAGAGAAGAACAATCGGACAGATTGCGGATCAGAAAAAGAAATACGCAGCCGAACAACCTCAATATCCCGAAGCACCGAATGAATTAGTAAGCATTGCGGACTTGATTCACGAACAACAAGAGATTCTCGCACGAAATGGTGAGAATGCTCGTAAGAGACAGAATCGAGAAGAGATTCGCTCTCAATTGCATCTCTCAGAAGCTCGATTGAAACAGTTGAAAGAACAACTTGCTCAAGAAGAAGCGACTCACGAGAGTCTAATGAACGACTACATCGCAGCAAACAAGTCCATTGAAGATTTGGTGGATGAATCAACCGATGAGATTGAAAGCTCAATCGCAAATATCGAAGAAATCAATCGGAAAGTTCGAGCGAACCTCGACAAAGAGAAAGCCGAAGAAGATGCGAAGCAATACGGGTCCCAATACGACCAATTGACAAAAGAAATCCAAGATGTTCGAGACGAACGCACAAGCCTACTCGATAGTGCGGACTTACCATTGCCGGGTCTTTCGGTAGAAGATGGTGAACTCGTCTTTGAAGGGCAAAAATGGGACAACATGAGCGGCTCTCAACAATTGAGAGTATCAACCGCAATCGTTCGCAAGTTGAAACCCGAATGTGGATTTGTGCTCTTGGACAAGCTCGAACAAATGGACATCCCAACATTGACCGAATTCGGCAAGTGGTTAGAGTCTGAGGGACTTCAAGCCATTGCAACTCGAGTATCAAGTGGAGAGGAATGCCAAATCATCATCGAGGATGGCTATGTCGTATCAGACACGGTCACACCATTCCAAGACACAGAACCAACGAACTCTTGGAAGTTTTAAGGATAAGAAAGGAGAAATCACATGAACATAACATCTGGTAAACAAGCAAGAGCCCAACGTGTAGTGATTTACGGGACCGAAGGAATCGGAAAGTCAACACTCGCAGCACAATTCCCGGATCCATTATTCATCGACACAGAAGGCTCGACATCGAACATGGATGTCAAACGAATGGACAAGCCCACATCATGGACGATGCTCATGAATCAAATCGCATTCGTCAAAGCGAATCCAACGGTGTGCAAAACGCTAGTCATCGACACAATCGATTGGGCTGAATCACTCGCAATCGAGAGTGTGTGCTCTATACATGGAAAGAGAGGAATCGAAGACTTCGGCTATGGGAATGGATACACGTATGTCCGAGAAGAAATGGGGCGATTATTAGATAAGCTTCAAGAATTAGTGGACATCGGAATCAATGTGGTCTTGACCGCACATTCTCAACTTCGCAAGTTCGAACAACCCGACGAGGATGGAGCTTACGACCGCTACGAATTAAAACTTGGTAAAAAGACGAGCTCACAAACCGCTCCCGTAGTGAAAGAATGGTGCGACTTACTTCTATTCTGTAATTACAAGACGATGGTGATGACATCAGAATCTAAGAAGAAGAAAGCGACAGGCGGACAACGTGTCATGTACACGACACATCATCCAGCGTGGGATGCGAAGAATCGTCATGGACTCCCAGATGAGCTCCCAATGGACTATGCTGCTATCGCACACATCTTCGCTTCATCACAAGAAGAACCAAAGAAACAAGCTCAAAATGTGGGCGTTGGAAAAGTAGTAAGCGAGCCTCAAATTGATGAGCAAGTACCCTCAGTCGATGAAGTTATCCCAACAGGAACGAGTGGAGCAGAAACTCAAGAAGATCCGTTCCCTATTAAAGAATCAATCACTATACCAGACTCTATTCCACAATCATTGAAGGACTTGATGCTTCAAAATTCAGTCACTCCGAAGATGCTTCAAGATGTAGCATTCAAGAAGGGACACTTCCCACAAGACACACCAATCGAGAACTTCCCACAAGAGTATTGGGCGTTCATGGTAACGAATTGGGCTGATGTCTTGAAATCAATTGAAAATACAAACAAATAACAAACAAAAGAAAGAGGTAAATAATTATGACAGAATACAACAACAACTTCGAACGTGAATTTGGATGGGACGACACTATCCAACAAGACTCAACATTCACCTTGCTTCCTGTGGGACTCTACGATTTTACAGTCACAGGATTTGAACGACAAAGACATACACCAAATCCTGACAATCCTGGGAAACTTCCAGCGTGCAACAAAGCTGTCGTAAGTATTGAAATCGTGGCAGCACAAGGGAAAGCAGAATTGAAACACAATCTTTTCTTACACTCAAGCACAGAAGGAATGTTGTCATCATTCTTCGGATCTATTGGGCAAAAACGCAAAGGTGAACCATTGAAGATGAATTGGAACACAATCATCGGTGCTCGTGGAGTGTGCAAAGTCGGAATTCGTAAATACAAAGACAATGAATACAACGAAGTCAAAGCGATGTTATATCCCGAAGATGTGAACCCAAGTCAAGTCTTAAATCGTTCACAACAACAAACACAACCACAATATCAACAACAAGCAACTCAACAACAACAACCATCTTGGGGTGCGTTCTAAGAGGAGGGACATTGAATGGAATTGCGAAAATATCAAGAAGAGGCTCGTGAGTCCATTCAACAGGAATGGGCAGAAGGTCGCAAGAAGACTCTTCTCGTCCTTCCCACAGGATGTGGAAAGACAATTGTGTTCGCAAAAGTAATCGAAGACCGAGTGAGGATGGGCGAGAGAGTTCTCGTCCTCGCTCACCGCTCTGAGCTACTAGACCAAGCGAGCGACAAATTGTTCAAGTCAACAGGACTTCAAACATCGCTCGAGAAAGCAAGTTCAACGAGTATCGGCTCATGGAATCGTGTGGTCGTTGGATCCGTTCAAACCTTGCAACAACCCAAAAGACTCGCAAAATTCGAGAAAGACCACTTCGATTCGATTGTGGTGGATGAAGCTCATCATTGCATCTCTGATGGCTATCAACGTGTGCTCTCACATTTTGATAGTGCGAATGTGTTAGGAGTGACAGCAACTCCCGACCGTGGTGATATGCGTAATCTAGGGACATATTTCGACTCGCTAGCCTACGAATATACACTACCACAAGCCATTAAAGAAGGTTATTTGAGCCCAATCAAAGCTCTCACAATCCCATTGAATCTTGACCTCTCAAGCGTTTCGATGTCACAAGGTGACTTCAAGGCGAGTGATGTTGGGAATGCGTTGGACCCGTATTTGGAGCAAATTGCAAACGAGATGATGGAACATTGCAAGGATAAAAAGACGGTCGTATTCCTTCCATTAGTGAATACATCCAAGAAGTTCAGAGACATCTTGAACTCGAAGGGATTCAAAGCTGCGGAAGTGAATGGCGAATCCAAAGACCGTGCGGAAGTCCTCGAGGATTTTGAGAACGGAAAATACAATGTCTTGTGTAATTCGATGTTACTGACCGAAGGATGGGATTGTCCATCGGTGGATTGTGTGGTCGTGTTAAGGCCGACAAAGGTTCGCTCGCTCTATTCTCAAATGGTAGGTCGTGGAACAAGGTTACATCCCGGGAAGACACATCTATTGCTTCTCGACTTCTTATGGCATACAGAGAAGCACGAATTGTGTCGCCCAGCCCATCTCATCGCTGAGAACGAGGAAGTTGCAAAAGCGATGGTTGAACGTACTGAGGAGAACACGGGAGCAGAATTCGAACTCCTAGAATTAGAAGAGGTCGCAAAAGAAGATGTGACCGCACAACGAGAAGAAGCACTTGCGAAACAACTCGCTGAAATGCGAAAGAGAAAACGCAAGCTTGTGGATCCGCTCCAATTCGAGATGTCGATTCATGCCGAAGACCTCACAAGCTATGTCCCATCATTTGGATGGGAGATGAGCCCACCTTCAGACAAGCAACTTCAAACATTAGAACGACTCGGAATCATGCCCGATGAGATTGGAAATGCTGGGAAGGCTCAGAAGATTCTTGACCGCCTATCAAAACGCCAAAACGAGGGCTTGACAACGCCAAAACAAATCAGATTATTAGAACGATATGGATTCAGAAATGTAGGGATGTGGCAATTTGAAGCAGCATCTAAGCTCATCAATCGCATTGCTGCGAATGGTTGGAGAGTCCCTCACAGCATCGATGTCCATAGTTACCAAGGAGAGTGATTGAGTGGAAGAAAACAACTTACTTGAATTATTAGATTACATCGACCCCTCATTCCTCAACTATCAAGAATGGGTCAATGTCGGAATGGCTCTCAAGCATGAAGGCTATTCGGCATCAGATTGGGAATCATGGTCGGCTAGAGATTCGGGACGATATCATCCCGGGGAATGTTACAGAAAATGGGATACGTTCCAAGGGACAGGCTCACCAGTCACAGGAGGGACAATCTTCCACATGGCTGTCGAGCAAGGATTCAATCCTTCTCAAGCTCATGATGATGGACGAGGGGCTCTCGAATGGGATTCATCCATTCAATACGACAACGACTACAAATTTGTGGACAAAGCATGGATTGATGGGAAGGAGTTCCACGAACCAAAGAATTGGAATCCTGTCCAAGAGATTATTCGATACTTGGACACGCTATTCCAATCAGATGACATCGTGGCATATTCCACTCAATCATACGCTAAGACGAACGCTGAGACGGGCGAAATCGAAAAATATCTTCCACATCGTGGTTCATACGATAGAACCGCAGGAAAGCTCATAGACGAGCTTGAGAGATGTGGTGGAGACATCGGAAAGGTCTTAGGCGATTACAACGAGAAGGCAGGAGCATGGGTTCGATTCAATCCCATGGACGGTCAAGGGGTCAAGAACGATAATGTCGTAAGTTATCGCTACGCTCTTGTGGAATCGGACAACATGGATTTGGAGAAGCAGAACGCAATCATGCGAGAGCTTGAACTTCCAATTGCAACTCTTGTGTATAGCGGTGGCAAGTCCATCCATGCAATCGTTCGAATCGAAGCAGCAAACAAAGAAGAATACAAAAAGCGTGTTGATTATTTATACAAAATTTGTAAGAAAAACGGGCTCAATGTTGACGAACAAAACAAGAACCCAAGTCGCTTGAGTCGTCTCCCGGGATTCATTAGAGATGGCAAGAAACAATTCATCATTGACACCAATATCGGTCACAAATCTTGGGATGATTGGTATCAATACATCGAAGACTTGAACGATGATTTGCCGGATCCTGAAGGATTGAGCGAGACTTGGGACAATATGCCCGAGCTTGCTCCAGAGCTTATCAAAGGCGTACTCAGACAAGGTCACAAGATGTTGATTGCGGGACCTTCGAAAGCCGGGAAGTCATTTGGACTCATCAATATGTCGATTGCAATCGCTGAGGGCTCGAAATGGTTCGGCTGGGAGTGTACTCAAGGGAAGATTCTATATGTGAACCTCGAGCTTGATAGAGCCTCATGCTTGCACCGATTCAAGGATGTATATGCAGCAATGGGCATCGAGCCTCGAAACGTATCAAACATCGATATTTGGAACTTACGTGGAAAGACCGTCCCAATGGACAAGCTCGCACCTAAGCTCATTCGAAGAGCCCACAAGAAAGGCTATATTGCGGTGATTATTGACCCAATCTATAAGGTTCTAACAGGGGACGAGAATAGTGCGGATCAGATGGCTCACTTCACGAATCAATTTGACAAAGTTGCGACTGAGCTAGGATGTTCAGTCATCTACTGTCACCACCACTCAAAGGGTGCTCAAGGTGGCAAGAAGTCCATGGATAGAGCAAGTGGTTCAGGCGTATTCGCTCGGGACCCAGATGCCTTGGTCGATTTAGTGGAATTAGAGCTCACGGATGAGATTATCCAACAACGATGCGACCAATTGGCTTGCGACATCTACAAGGATGCCATCAATCGCATGAATCGTCCGTACATGGAACAGTACATCGGACTCGATGATTTAAGAAGTCCATATCAAATGCGTAATCACTTCGAGAAAGCGGTCGTGAACATCCAAGATAGATGGCAAACGAACGAGCTTATCAATCGAGAAACAAGCAGGATTCAAACGATGTCAGCGTGGCGTGTGGATGGCACACTTCGAGAGTTCGCTAAGTTCAAACCAAGAAATGTGTGGTTTAGTTATCCACTTCATATTGTGGACGATACAGGCATCCTCGATGATATCGAGTTGGATGATAACACACCAAATTGGAAGAAAACTTGGAAGAAAAACTTTGATGCAAAAATGACTCCAGAGCAACGAAAAGAGGAACGAAAAATTGCATTCGACACAGCGTACTCAGTTCTAAATGATGGACTCGCTCCAGTCACTTCAGAGGCACTTTGTGAATATATGGGCATATCTGAGAAGACTCTCAAGAGACGAATCAAGGAGTTGGATGGGTATGAATTCGATGGTGAAAATGTAACCTTGAAAAAGTAAATTCGGAAAATATCCTATTTTTGGACAGGACAAAGTCGGTCTTGGACACCGGGACAGACAGGACAAAAGACCGAGTTTGTCCGTGTCCACGAGATAAAAATAATGTACCTAAAAGGTGTACTTGGACAGGACAAAGTCGGAGTCAGACACCGAGTTTGTCCCGGACAGACAAACCATAACACTAAGAGTGTGTAATTGGGAAGTGTCCGAAGAATCGTCCATCGTCCATGATAGGAACAGAACAGGTGGGCTTTAGACTCCGCCCACCATGTCTGTCCTTTCTACCATGGACAAAAGCGAAAATAAAAAAAGAAAAGTCTGTGTGGTATTTCACAAACTTAAAAGGAGAAAAATATGGCACGTAAAAAATCAAAATTGTTGGAAGTGGGAAAAGAGATGCCGCTCTTATATCATTCATTCCCAGATGAAGAATATGACCCAACGCAATCTCAAGTCCTTCGATGGATTTCAGAGCAGCCCGAATTGATGGAATGGATTTTTGCTCAATTGAAGTCAACAGGTTATATCATCTATGACCCTCAATGGGAAGCATGGAGAGGTGTTGGGAATCATGATTGAATTCTTCATTCCCATGGAACTCCCCACAACAACTCATCAACAAAAGCAAGTGACTTGTAGGAATGGAAAGCCTCATTTTTATGAACCTCCTAAGCTCATACAGGCTCGAGCGAAGTACATGGCACACTTCTCTCACTTCGCTCCCAAAACGCCTCTACGGGGCTGTGTGAGGCTCACAATCAAATGGTGCTTCCCTTTAAAAGACGGAAAGTACAACGGGCAATATAAAGACACAAAACCAGATTTGGACAATATGGAGAAATTGCTGCTTGATTGTCTGACCGATTTGGGGTTCTGGGAAGACGACAACAAGGTCGCTTCTAAAATCTCAGAGAAGTTCTATGCGGATCCACCGGGAATCTATCTCAGATTGGAGGAGCTTGAATGAAATTAAATTATCACGAGTTCATGAACAAGGTCGCCGATTGGATTGTGGAACAAGAAAGTGTCGCTCAGAAATTGGGCTTCGGTTCGGTCGAATATTTCAATTGGGTCTTCGAATCAAGTGGAAAGCTATGTGACGAATATGAGAATCATCCATTCGTAAGAAGACAAATGCTCATGGTGTTTGAACACATCGATGAAGCCTTCAAAAATCAAAATCAAAAATAAGGAGTAAAACTATGGCAAATCAAGTCGAAGGATTGAACGGAACTCGTTCAACTTACGTATACGAGAACATCGAGATTGTGGAGATTGACGGTGTTCGCATGGTTCGAAGATTAAAAGATAAGAAAATCATTGGACTAAATGCACCAAAGAAAGAACCCCAAGAGGGATACTACCAACGACAATTCAACAAGAGCCAACCAAGATATCAAGATTTAGCTCTTAAAGAAGAACTCACGAATTTCTTCAAAGATACAGGGATGTCAATCGGTGAGTTCATCAAAGATTCAAACATCATCAATTATCATCTTGTGTGGAGTTTTGTGAACGGGAAAAACCGAATCACATTAGATGCTATCAATGAAATCAAAAGGAGAATAGATGCTTATGGAAAACATTAAAATCTATGTAATTGTTAGAAACCAAGAGCCTCACTTCTTATTCGAACGCATTGAAGACTATTCAAGCATGAGAGGATATCTTGCAAAGGCTCATCCACTCTACACACACCGATTCACGAAATACGTTGAGAAGGCGATGCACTTCCTCACCATCAAAGAAGCGTTGGATTTCATCCAAGCACACAAGATTGATGGCTCTATCATCAAGGACTTGTCTCAAGAAAGACTTAAACGAAGAAAGATGTCCAAACAGTATCTTGAAGATTATGGAGATGTTATCACTTATCTATACAGCGTGATGGGGAATTCAAGCGATAAGATGCTTCAAGCTGCTCATGATATGAATGTTAGTGTGACATCGCTCAGTAAATTCATGCGAGATCCGTATTCACTCTCTTCTCATACAAGAGACAAGATTGTGGCGAATATTACACGACTAAAGAAGGAGGACTAATTCATGAAAGAAACAACAGAATTCGAAAAATTGAAAGAAGATGTCCATTACTTGATTGTGGCTCATTGCAAGTACAAGGACATGCTAATGTATGACAGAGCGTTGAAACAGTTTCAGGAAGATATCAACTACGGACAAATTGAAGAGATGAGCTACAATGAACGATTCGCTTTCTTACTTGGATTCGAAACATCGTTGAAGGCAATAGACAATGCGATTCAAATGCATGAATGGGTGAAGAGGTTAGACCCTAATGATTATAAATATTGATGAAATTATCAAAGCTTATGAAAAGAAACACGGACCAATCGAAGTCGATGGATATTATGGCGAGCAATGTACGATTGAACAAGCTGGAGAGATTCTATATCAAGGCATAGGCGAATGGGAAACATATAGAGAAGTATGGGAAAGAAGCAAACGGATCCTAGATATAAAGGAGGATGAAATATGGGCGATAAAAACGAAAGCGAAAAACTGATGAAGGAATTGAAACTAATCGGCGAAGGGTTCAACAAGTTCATCGAATCAATTGACGAAGCGTTGAATAAATTATTCTATCCAAAAGAAGATGATTGGGAAATGAAATGTCCGTATGAAAACAATGATGATATTTATACTTTATCAAACGATGGAGAAGTGAAAAAAAACTACTGGTCATATTTCGATTATGACCGAGAACGTTTTGAGCAAGGTAACATCTTCCCAACCAAAGAAGCAGCAGAACTCGAAGCCAAACGCAGAAATCTACTAACACGATTCAGAGCGTTCAGAGATGAGTGCAATGGGGATTGGGAGCCGGATTTTAGTGATGATGAAGAAAAATATTATTTATACTATTCGATTTTGGAAGAATGTATTGATGTCGGTTGGATAGTTCTAGGCTGTTCTTTTAACCTTTTCGGTTACTTCAAAAATCAAGAAGATGCCGAACGTGCAATCGAATTATTTGGGAACGAAATCATCGAGCTGTATGTGGATAACGAGGTGTAAGAATGAACATGATGATATTGATGGTGTTTAGTGCGATTATATTGTCGTTCTTATTCGTGGTCCTGTTCGTTTGCATCTTCAACTTCGCTTACATCGTCTTCGACATCGCTGAATGGATTGGGGATACGATTGTCAATGTTGTCGAATGGACTTTCGATACGATAAATGAAAAAATGCGAATCAATAAATAATATGAAATGGAAATGAGGAATAAAAAATATGGAACTAATTATCTTTTTACAAAATGGAAACACTCTAAAATTTGAAGATGTAACAGAATTAAAACGTGATTACAATTACATGAACATTATCACATTCAATTATGTGAGTATGTCAACGCACAAGAAGAAAAGTGCGATGTTCTTCTCGAACCATATCGCAGGAATGTCCGTAGAAACTAAGGAGGATTTTGATGTTAACAGTTTATTCAAAGCCTAGATGTATGGATTGTATGTACACAAAGATGTATCTCGACCAAAACAAAATCGAATACGAAAATGTGGACATCGAAGCGAATCCCGGGGCATTCGAGCTCTTGAAACACTATGGATTCACATCGCTTCCTGTGGTGGTGATTGATGATGAATTTAATGACCCAAACAAGACTTGGACGGGGTTCAAAGTCGATAAACTCGAGGAGTTGATGCGATGATTGTTTGGGCATTGTTTGATAGTGGCAATGGCTGCTATGCTCAAGGAGTCCGAGAGCTGAATGAGGGGGGGCAAGAGATGACTATCTTCTCAGTTGGATTGGATATCGAGAACAAGAACAATCACTTCATTCACTTGAATCTCGCTGATTATTCGTACTTATTCGGAGACAATAAGCTCTACGATACTCTTGACAAGCTCCCACGCCCCGATCTCATCATTGCAAGTCCTCCTTGTGAGTCTTGGTCGATTGCATCTCACATGATTATGGGGAACGCTTGTTGGAAACAAGAGAGAGACGATGAATCCTTATTCGAACCACAAACACCACTCAGTCCATTTACTATTCGAGACTATCACGAGTATGAAAAATATACTTATATTCCCGAAAGACAAATTGTGAAGCGAATCAATGGTGAACTATGTGCTTTCAATTTGATTCAAATTATTAAACGATACAATCCGAAGTATTATGTCATTGAGAATCCAGAACGTTCAAGAATATGGGAATATATCGACAGAATTCTCGGATTCAAAATCCCGTATGACAACCTGGTGCATTATAATCAGTATGACGATTATCATCTTCAAAAACCTACGAAATTCAAGTCGAATGTAAGGTTGGATTTGAAAACAGGAAGCAAACCAAGTGCGGCGGTGTTTAAAAACGTAAATGGATACAACAATCGTTCGAATATCCCGATTAGTCTAGTGAAGAGCATCTTCAATCAAATTCTTGAAATGGAGGGATTGAATGAAAGATAAGAAAATCGCTGAGATTCGATTCAGAGAGTATCCATATTATGACAAAGAAATCACATCGAGAAAATTCGATATGTTATGCCATAAGGAAGAAGATGTGAATGCGTGGATCCGTGCTAAGGGAACGAATTCGAAAGCAGCGGAAAACGAGCTCATTCGATTTGAGAGTGACAAATATATTCAGAATCGTCTTTTTTGGAAGAGATGCGTGGAAGAAACTCTCGAAGAGCTTGATGAAAAACAAAGAGAATTTGTCACAGAATACTATTTCGATGATGTATACGACTATCGCTCACTTGCGAAGAAACACTTCACGAATCGAAATGTCATCATGAACGCTTGCAATCTAGCGTGTGAGATTTTGCTCATCAAATTGGGCGAAAAATTCTAGTAGTGACAGAAAACGGTGTTTGTCACGAGAAAAACGTGATATATTGATATTGTGAAAAGGTGTAAGAAACGGTATCATCTTGTCATAATGTGAAAACTCCTACATTTATTTTTTCCTCGGGTCTCCACTCCCGAGGTTTTTTGTTGGTTAAAATATAGAAATGAGGTGATGGAAAGTGACGAAAATGACATTGAAACAACAACGATTTGCGGATGAGTACATCATCACTGGGAATCTTTATAAATCAGCGGTGGAAGCTGGTTATTCTGAAAAATATGCAAAAGCTCAAAGTCATAAATTGTTGGAGAATGTAGGAATAAAAAACTATATAGATGAACGACTTGCAAAACTCGAATCTGAGAAGATTGCAACACAAGAAGAAGTCCTTCAATATTTGACTTCGGTCATGCGTGGTGAGAAGACCGAACCTCTTTTGGTACTTGATGGTGAAGGAACTCAAAAGGTTATCCAAGCGGTCCCGAACGTGCAATCAAGAACACGAGCGGCGGAGCTTCTAGGAAAGCGATATGGAACGTTTACGGATCGTGTGGACATCAACGCTCAGATTGAATCGAAACCGAAATTCGATGACATCGTGAACCAATTAGGAGGAAGTGGGCTCGATGAATAGCTTCCCACTCTCTCAAAAATACATCGATTTTTGCAACACAGTAGACAATGTGGATGCGGACTTCCTTGAGGGCACGACAGCCGCAGGAAAGACCACGGTGGGACTTGGAGTCAAGTTCATGCGTATGGTCTCAAGAAGCAAGAAGAAGTTCCACATCATCGCAGCGAAGACGGTCGGTGTTGCTGAAAAGAACTTAATCAATCAAGACAATGGCATCCTCGACATCCATCGGGATGCTTTTTATTTTGGTAACGGGGATAAAGACTATAAGATTCCTCACATTAAGTTCGAGGATAAAATCATCTACATTCTTGGATACGACACGAAAGAGAAATGGCAGCTTGCTCTTGGTGGGCAATATGGATGTGTGTACATCGATGAGGTCAACACAGCGAACATCGAATTCGTTCGTGAGGTCTCAGCTCGTAACGACTATCTGATGGCTACACTCAATCCCGACAATCCCGACCTTCCTGTGTACAAGGAATTCATCAATCGCTCTCGTCCTTACAAGAAGTACGAGAAGGATGTTCCTCGTGAGATTATGGCTGACTTAAAAGAGCGACACAATCCAAAATGGAGATATTGGTTCTTTACGTTTAAAGACAACAAATCTTTGAGCGATAAGGACATTCAAAAGAAAATCGACTCGGTTCCACTTGGGACAAAGATGTACAAGAACAAGATTCAAGGACTTCGAGGTCGAGCAACAGGATTGGTCTTCCCTAACTTCGATAGTAAGAAGAACGTAATCACGAAAGCTCAAGCGAAGAAATTCAATTATGTAATGTTCTCAGCTGGGCTCGATACAGCTTACTCAAGAAAGAGCGAAGACACGATTGCAATGATATTCCAAGGCATCACGGATGATGGGCATTTGGTTACATTGAGCGAGAAAGTTTTTAACAATGCGGACTTAGACACGCCAATCGCTCCATCGGACACGGTTGAGAGGTTCATTGCGTTCCTTGACCGTAACGCTGAGGAGTTTGGATTCAGTCGTGATTCGTTTATCGATTCGGCAGACCAAGCGACAATCACCGAGATGATAAAATACAAACGCAATTTCGGGTCCGTCTACAACTTCAACAACGCATACAAGAAGACGAAAATCATCGACAGAATCAACCTTCAAATTGGTTGGATTGCTCGAGGATTCTATTTGGTCGTTGAAGATTGCGTTGAGCATATCAAAGAAATGAATGCTTATTCGTGGCAAGAAACGAAAGAAGCACCAGAAGACAAGAACGACCACACTATCAATGCGAATCAATATGCGTGGTTACCATACAAGTACATGATTGGAGAACAGAGAGGAGAAATAGAAGACGATGGGGTTGGTGAATATGATTAGAAATGGAATGAGGAGCTTTTTGAGAATTGAGAAAGCTCAACCGAGTGCGATTGTCATCAATGAAGAGATGACATTCGAGGACAATGCTGCTAAGAATCGAATTTGGTATCGTGGCAAGTCCTACGAGTTGCAACAACTTTACTCTCAACTATCAACGACACGATTGAGCTTTTGGGGTGCACATTCAACTCCGGGGCAAGAGATTAGAAAGATTCACACGGGCTTACCTGGAATCATCGTGAAGGTCTTGAGAGATGCGGTGCTCTACGACATGAACGATTTGGAATTTGAAGATTCCAAGCATGAAGATTTGTGGGATGACATCGCACAAGATAACAACTTCGACAAACAATTGAAAGAGGCGGTGAAAGATGCTCTTGTGATTGGTGATGGAGCATTCAGAATCTCGTTTGATTCTACGGTCTCGCAATATCCAATCATCGAATGGGTAAGTGGTGAACGGATCCAAATCAAGAACAAGCGTGGACGATTGCATGAGGTCATCTTCATGACTCGATTCGATGAGAACAAGCAAACATATACACTCGAGGAACACTATGGCTTTGGATATGTAACGAACAAGCTCTATCGTGGTGATGCTGAATTGGATATTCATTCAACAGAATACACACAAGACATCAACGACTTCACGTTCGACAAGCATTTGATTCTATGTGTGCCATTTAGCATCTTTGAATCTGATGTGGAACGAGGTCGAGGCGAATCCATCTTCGACAGAAAGACGGACACATTCGATGCGTTGGATGAGTCATGGTCTCAATGGATGGATGCACTTCGAAGCGGTCGAACAAAAGAATATATTCCCGAATCGTTGCTTCCACGGGACCCACGAACAGGAACATTCATGAAGCCGAACGCATTCGACAATCGATTCATCAAGATAGCATCTGACAGAGCCGAAGGAGCAAGCAATGAGATTACATTGCAACAAGCGAACATCCCTCACGAGAGCTATTTGGCAACTTACATCACCGCTCTTGATTTGGCGTTGCAAGGTATCGTGAGCCCTTCTACGATTGGGATTGATGTGAAGAAGCTTGACAATGCTGAGGCACAGCGTGAGAAAGAAAAGACGACTCTATACACACGCAACACGATTGTGGAAGCATTGCAAGAGTTTATTCCTCAATTAGTAAACATGACAATCAATAGCTTCAACGTGTTGAATCGTAGACCTATCGAAGAGATTACGGTGAACGTTCCATTCGGGGAATATGCGAATCCTTCATTCGAGTCTCAAGTTGAGACTGTGGCAAAAGCAAAAACAAGTGGCATCATGTCCATCGAAGCCTCTGTGGATGAGCTCTATGGCGATTCTAAGGACGAGCAATGGAAGTCCGAAGAAGTTATTCGCTTGAAGTCTGAGCAAGGCATCAGCGAGGTCGATGAGCCTTATGTCAACACGGACTTGGATGGATTCAGCGTTGAAAGAGGTGATGAACTTGCTAGTGAGAATCATGAACAAGAACTACCAAATGAGAACGGAACAAGCGAAAGCACTTCTCAACATGAGTAAAGAATATTGCCCATTCGGAATCTATGCGGTCGAGAAAGACGGTCAGATTGAGATGATGAATTTGAAAGCAACATCGAAGACTCAACTCAAGAAGATGGTTCGAGAATATCGATTGAAAGGATTCAAGGTGTATTCGAATGGGTTATGATGTTAGTCGAGCATTTGAACGGATCGAGAACGAATTGCTCGAGTCCATGACGAGGAATCTCAAGAAACACAAGGCGGAAGAAACTGAGCTTGGTATCGAATGGACTCAATGGCAGGCAATTCAACTCGAAGAACTTCATCGATTCAAGAAAGAGGCTGCTGAGAAGTACGGTCTCGAGTTCAAGTCGATGAACAAGAAAATCAGAGAGACCATCGCCAATGCATCATTGCAAGGTGCGAGCGATGAGGAGCTCAACATTTTGAAAGCACTAGAGAAAGGCTACGTTCTAAAGCGTGAACGTGGTCTGAGTGCTGGATTCTTCCAAACGAATCAAAAGAGATTAGATGCGTTGATGAATGCGGTCGAGCATGACATGAAGACAGCCCAAACCGCTGTGCTAAGGTATGCGAACGACCAATATCGCAAAATCATATTCCAATCACAAGTCGCAGCAAGTTCGGGAGCCATCACCTATGAGAAGGCTGTGGACATGGCAACAAGCGACTTTTTGAAGAATGGATTGAATTGCATCACGTACTCGAACGGTGCTGTGCACAACATTGTGTCGTATGCTGACATGGCTGTGAGAACAGCAAGCAAACGAGCCTACTTGATGGGTGAAGGTCAAAAGCGACAAGAATGGGGCGTGTCCACGGTCATATTGAACAAGCGATTCAACGCCTGTCCATTATGTATGCCATTCGAGGGCAAGGTGCTCATTGATGATGTGTGGAGTGGTGGAACTTCTAAAGACGGACCGTACCCACTCATGAGCTCAGCGATGGCGGCTGGCTTGTATCATCCTAATTGTAAGGATAAGCATTCAACATACTTCGAAGGCATTAGCTCGAAGCCCGAATCGAGGTACTATGAAGAGAAGCCCGTCATCAAGGAACGACAGCTTATTGAAAACAAGCTCAATCACGCTAAGAGACAAGCAAAGAGCTATAATCGTCTAGCAAAGAACAGTCTTGATGCTGAGAATCAAGAGACATATCGTGCTCGTGCTACTGAGTGGAACAACAATGTGAAACAGTATCGAGAACAATTGGATTCATTTGAAGAAAAGAATGGGCTCGAGTTGAAAGATAAAATTTTCGAGTTGGAAGAAAAAGCTATTGAACCTAAAGCAAAACCCGAGTATAATTATGTTAACGTTGAAGGGGATGTTTTGGAACGAATTAGAGCATCTTCTGATAAGTGGTTCAATAACTTAACAGGACCGCAACAAGAATCGATTGAAGATATAACAGGAAGTAAATATCATCGTCAACTTAATAGAATGCTATACGATAGCGAATATATTCCAAAAAACAAAGAAGTGCTTGAAAACATGGCAAATGTTTTGGATAGTTCGTTGAGTAAATTTGAGTTAGAAGATGACATCATTGCTTATCGTGGAATGTCGTTAGAGGAATTAGGTAATTTGACTTCTGGGAATGAATTCAAAGAGTTCAAACATTTGTCTATTGTCGAGAGAGTTGCGAATAATTTCGTTGAAAATTACAACGATGAAGGAATTGTTGTTAAATTCCATTTACCAAAAGGAACAAATGGAGCATATATTGGAGAATATAGTCGATTCCATCATGAACAAGAATTTATTCTTAATCGAAACACAAAATATAAAAGCGTTGTGAAATCTAAAAATCAAGTGGAGGTGTATATTCTTGTCGAGTAATGAATTTATTAAAAGAGAACGTGAAGTGGCTATGGGGTATAAGGAATATTTCGCCAAACGCCCCGAATTCAAAAAAGAGATGAAAAATCTTTGGGATTCTCTAAAAAATGATGAAATAACGCCCGAAGAATATAGTATAAGAGCTCTTGAAATCGGAAAGAAATATAGATAAGCATCTAGCTAAAAGTTAGGTGCTTTTTTTGTACCCAAAAATTAAATAAATAAACCCAATTAGAGTCACCCATCCGGAGGGTGGCTCTTTTTGGTATGTCCGAAGACTTGAAACTACGAGGAGACACCTGAGCACAAAACTGAAAAAAGGGAGACACCCTAAAAACTGAGAAGGAGGGACATGAAAATGTTCAAACACAAACTATTTTTCTTTGATGAATCGGCAAACGCTGGGGCATCAACAACACAGGATTCGCAAGCAAACTCAAACAATCCCGCTCAGAGTACTCCAGAGATTGATTATGAGAAGATTGCGAGCATCGTGGAAGGCAAACAGAAGGTCGCTGAGGATACGGTCTTGAAGAACTATTTCAAGAACCAAGGCTTGACAGGGGAAGAGATGGCACAAGCAATCTCAAGCTTTAAAAGTCAAAAAGCCTCCGCCCAACCAGATGTGGCAAGCCTTCAAGAAGAGCTTCGAGTGGCACAAGCTCAAGCCCTTCAAACAAGAATTGAGAGCAACTTGCAACTTGCGGCAATCAAGCAAGGTGTGGGCTCGAACGTGTTGCCATACGTTCTAAAATTGGCAGACTCAACAAATCTCACGTTGGATTCTAAGAATGAAGACTACGAGGCTGTGATTGCAAAAGTGTTGGAAGACGTTCCAGCTTTTAAACCAGAAGCGACAGCATCGACAGGATTCACACAAGTCGGATCCACGGGAACAGCAAAACAATCGACAACAAATGACGACTTAATGAAAGCATTTGGGGTCTTCAAATAATAAAACAGAAAAGAGGAAAATAATATGGTTTTACAATACGCAGAACAATTCGCTCCAATTATCGAGCAAAAATACGCTAAGGAATTAACATCTTATGATTTATTCCAATCAAACAAACAAGTTAAATTCATGGATGCTCAAACAATCAAATTACCAAGCATCACACTATCAGGTTACAAAGACCACACTCGTGGCTCATTAGGATTCAACACAGGAACAATCACAAACGATTGGGAACCGAAGAAATTAGAACATGACCGTTCAGTTGAATTCGTAATCGATCCGATGGATGTTGACGAAACAAACAAAGTCGTTTCAATCGGAAACGTTCAAAGCACATTAGAAGAAGAACAAGCTATTCCAGAGAAGGACAGCTATGTATATTCTAAACTTTACAAAGAAGCTGAAACATTCGCTTCAAACGGGGCAACAATCTCAAATGAAGCTTTAACAGCTGAAAACATCTTGGTTCAATTTGATGAAGCAATGGAAAAAATGGATGAAGCTGGCGTTCCTGCTGCTGGTCGTTTACTTTATGTAACTCCAAAAGTGAACAAATTATTCAAAGAAGCCAAAGACATCCAACGTGTGATGGGCGTAACTGGTGAAGGCTCTATCAAGCGTACAGTTCACGACTTAGACGATGTGAAAATCATTGTGGTTCAATCTGCTCGCTTGAAATCAAAATTCAACTTCACAGAAGGATGTGTTCCTGCTGCTGATGCTAAACAAATCAACTTCATCCTAGTTCACCCAACAGCTGTCATCGCTCGTGACAAATACTCTTACATCAACGTATTTGAACCGGGTTCAGATTCAAGAACAGCTGACAACTATCTATTACAATCACGCTTCTACATGGATGCGTTCTTAGTGAAAAACCGTGCGAATGGTATCTTCATCAACGCTCAAGCGTAATCTAATCTAGGAGGTATTTGAATGTATACAGCAGAGAGAGAGAACAAAGTGTATACAATCTCAGAGCTTGAGGTTGAATACTATCGAAAACAAGGCTTTGACATCTACAACAGCGAACACGAACTTCATGCTCGTGGTGTAAAAGCTTCTGTAAGTGGTGCGATTTACAACGCAGCTCTTGAAGAAATCGAAAAATTAAAAGCTGAAATCGCAGAGTTGACATCGAAGGGTAAAGGTAAATAGCCATGATATATGCTGATGAAACGTTCTACAAGAACGAATATCTTGGAATTCATACTCCAGAACAACTCAATCGCATCTTGAAGACAGCAAGTCAGCATATAGACACACTAACATTCAACAGGATTGTGGGGATGGGGTTTGAGAATCTCACTCCATTCCAACAATCGGTGATTCGTGAGGTGTGTTGCCAAATGGCTGACTTCATGATTGAAAACAAAGACTTAATCGAGACCGCTCTTTCATCGTATTCCATCAATGGAGTGTCGATGAATTTTGGCGATTCTTGGAATGTAGTCACAATGAATGGAATCGCAATGAAGCGAAGCACTTATGAACTATTGAATCAAAGTGGACTTACAAGGAAGGTGATTTGATGCATTTTCCAAGTTTAGTTCTTCCACAATTTTGCAAGACTTCAATCCATGTGATTGTACAAAGTGAAGAAGTGTCGAAGGATGGCGAGCCCATCAAGGCATTTGAAGCCGATTTGTTTTGTAATTATCAAGACAAGGTCGTGACCGTGCTCACGGATCAACAAAAAATTGTGAAGCTCACAGGGTCGGCGTTGTTTAATGGCGATATTGCCCCCAATTTGGCGACTTTAAGTGGTGGGAGTGTAAATATCCATGGAGTGGAACGAAAGATTGCAGACACACGAAAATCACGCAATCCGGACGGTTCTGTGAATTACACGTATCTCGGATTGGAGTGATGGACGATGATTCATGCGAATAGTCGGGTGAAATTCGACTTCGGAGTCATTGGAAGGCTCAAGAAGGCTCAAATTCAAGCGTTGGAACAGACTGGCGAGTATTTACACACCGAGATAGTAAACGCCCAAGTGGTCCCGTTTAGAGACGGTACATTGCAAGGTGAGGCGTTCTCGGTTGATTACTCGGGGTCGAGTGGTGGTCGAGTATCTTTGACACACTCAACGCCCTACGCAAGACGATTATATTTTCATCCCGAATACAACTTCAACACGAGCACGAATCCACACGCTCGAGGCAAGTGGATGGATGATTGGGTCGAAGGTTCGAAAAAAGAGGACATCAAGAAGGCTTATGCTGCTCTATACAAGAAAATATCGGGGGTGTGAAGATGATAACATTGGCAGAAGTGCGAGATTGGTTGGAATCCTATCACGCAGCTCAAAACTACTACATCGGGAAACTCGATAATAAGAAAATGTATAGCATTGGAGTCTATCAACGCAAGACGAATGTCGAACCACGAATTGCTATTGGTGGGAGGAATTTGGCAAGTTATGATGTGAAATCGGTCAGCATCTTGATTCATCACAATCAGAATGCGAACGAGACAGAAAAGCGAGCGAACTACCTCTTTAACCAAATCCTAAAGGCTGAGAACGTGGTGATTGGTGATACTCCAATCCAAATGATTCGACTCTTATCGAACGAGCCCATTGATGTGGGAACTGATGACAATAACGTGTATGAGCGTGTCATCGAATTAGATATCTATTACAGATTAGAACAAGAAAGTGAGGAATAAAAATGGCAGAAAAACGCACAGGGGTATTCCCCGTCTATGAAAACCAATTCCAAGTAAACACAGGAACAAAAGACGCTCCAACTTGGACAGAAATCAAAGAATTAGAAAGCTTCTCAGTATCATTCGACAATGGTGTTGAAGAGTGGTCTCCATTCGAACATAAAGGATGGAAACGCCGCTTGATGACAGCGAAATCAGTCACAATCTCAGTATCGGGCAAACGACACATCGGTGATACTGGTAACGATGCAATCGCTGCTATCGCATTGAAGAATGGTCGTGATGCGGAAAAAGACTTCCAATGGACATTCCCAGACGGATCCAAATTAGTCTTCAAAGAAGCGGTCATCAACATCAAAGACTTCATGTCTGGTGACAGTACAGCAGCCGCACCATTATCATTCGACATCATGTCAAATGGTAAACCAGAATATACAGCGGCAGGCTAAGAATCACGAAAACAAGTGGAGGGGTGAACATCGCCCCTCTTTTTTATTTGGCAAGGAGGAAAACTAATGCATAAAGCACTAATCAACTTCATCGATGCGGAAACTCGAAAAGAATACAAAGTCGGTGATGAATTCGATACGACAGGAATGACGGATGAACGGATCCACGAATTGACGACCGAACACAATCGAATTGGTGTTCCACTTATCGGTGAAGTAGAAGAAACAGAAGCGACAGAAGTATTCACAACAATGAAAAGCGAGGTATTTGAATAATGGGTAAGATTATCGACATCACAGAACAACTAAACTTTGAATCAAAACCAAAAATCAAAATCAAGAACGTAACCATCGAAGTAGATGATTCAGCTCCAACAGCACTCAAGCTCATGGAAGTGATGAGTGGCGTTGATGGGGATCCGACTGTTGCCCAAATGAAGAACTTATACGAAATCATCTTCAACGAACAAGACCGTGTGAAGATTGAAAAATTAAGTTTAAACCTAAAAAGCTGGATGGCTCTCATTCGTGAGGCAATCAATTTGATTGTAGGAGACCAAGAAGCGGGGGAATAGGTGAGCCATATTACGACATTTTCGAAGACTGGGACTTGATGGTCTCATCTTTTAGAACGCAATATGGCATCTCGTTCTATTCGTATGATTTTAAAGAAATGAAATGGAAAGAATTCAGAGCTCTAGTCTCTGGACTTTCATCGGAGACTCCTCTAGGACGAATTATCCAAATTCGAAGCGAGGACGACCCAAAGATGCTCGAATCGTTCTCACCGGGACAACATCGAATCCGAGATGAGTGGCGAAATAAACGAGCAAAACAACGAACACAAGAAGAGCTTGATGCGGTTCTCAAGGAACTTCAGCAAGCCTTTTCTGAATGGTAAGTAAGGAGGTGGACAAATGGCAACTAAAATCGGCGATGTTGAATTGGGATTGGTGGTGAATCAACAAGGATTCACGAATCAATTGAATGGAATCCAGCAAAAAGTCATGGGCTTTGCGAAAGTCTTAGCTGGTGCGTTTGCGGTCAAGAAACTCATTGATTTTGGTTCTGAGGCAATCAAGCTCGGGTCCGATTTGAATGAAGTTCAAAACGTGGTTGATGTGGCATTCCCTAAGATGTCGAAACAAGTTGACGAATTCGCAAAATCGGCAATGTACGCATCGGGATTATCTGAGACAATGGCTAAACGCTACACAGGGACATTCGGGGCAATGTCCAAGGCTTTTGGATTCAGCGAACAACAAGCCTATGAGATGTCCACAGCGTTGACGAGCTTGGCGGGGGATGTAGCATCATTCTACAACATAAGCCAAGACGAGGCGTACACTAAATTGAAATCTGTATTCACAGGTGAGACCGAGACCTTGAAAGACTTAGGGGTCGTAATGACACAAACAGCCCTCGATGCCTATGCAATGGCGAATGGATTTGGGAAGACCACCGCTGAGATGTCTGAGGCGGAGAAAGTGGCTCTTAGATTCGCATTCGTTCAAAGTCAACTGGCTCTTGCAAGTGGTGACTTCGCAAGGACTAGCGATTCATGGGCGAACCAAGTGCGGATCATGAAGTTGCAATTCCAATCGTTCATGGCATCCGTTGGGCAAGGACTCATCAATCTGTTCACGCCTGTGATTCAAGTTCTTAACTTCCTACTAAGTAAGCTTTTGACTGTCGGGAACGCATTTAGGGCTCTTACTGAGCTCTTGACGGGTAAGAAGTCACAAGCAGGAGGAGGAATACAAGAGACCGCCGATGCTGTCGGGAACCTTGCGGATAATATGCAAGGTGCTGGTGGTGGAGCTGGCGACATGGCTGATGCTGTGGATGATGCTGGTGGAGCTGCTGACAAAGCTGGCGGTGCTGCTAAGAAGGCAGCAAAAGAAATGAAGTCCTTGATGGGCTTTGATAAAATCAACAAACTATCCGAACCGAATGACGACTCTGGCGGAGGCGGAGGCGGTGGTGGAGGAGGTAAAGGCAAAGGTAAAGGCGGCGGTGGTGGCGGAGGCGGCCAACCAAAAGGTGCTCAAGTTGACATGGGCAAGATTGCCGAAGGGGACAACCAATTGAAGAAATTCTTCGAAGACCTCTTTGGTCGAATTGGTGAGCTTCTAGCCAAATTCAAAGCTGGATTCGATGCCGCATTCCACTCTGAAGGTTTGGAACGAATGAAAGTGGCTCTCGAACGAATCGGAGCTACCCTCCAAGAAATCTTCACGGATCCACAAGTCGTCCAATCGTTCAATGATATGTTGGACAAGTGGGCTTATGCTTTGGGTCAATTTACTGGTGCGATTGCTTCTGTCGGAGTGGGAATCGGTGTATTCCTTACTGAATCCATCGCAAATGCATTGGACAACCACAAGGAGCAAATCAAGAAAGCTCTTGTCAATACAATGGATGCGACTGGGGACATGATGAAATCTGCTGGAAACATTGCTCAAGCTATCGGCGATACTATTTACAAGGTATTGACGAGCGAAGGGGCTGTGAAGATAGGTGAAGCCATCGCAGGGGCGTTCATTAGTCTATACGTTGATATCAAAGAAATCGGAGCGAAACTTGGTCGTGACTTGATGAAGGCTTTCGAGACGATTATCACGAAGAATGCTCCGAAACTTACAGAAGCATTCAATACAATGTTGAAGAATATTGCTCCAATCTTCAAAACGGTCGAGAAAGCCGTTGAAGATGTTGGAAAGATGTTCAAAGGTGTTTACGATGACACTATCGGTCCATTGATTATTCAATGGGGCGAAATGATATCGGGACTTGTTGGAACAATTATCGATGGATTCAACAATCATGTGAATCCAATCCTTGAAAAAGTTGGAAAAGCATTTGGTGGAGTTTACGACCAATACGTGAAGCCTATGATTGATTCGTTTGGTGGTGCAATTTACAGTCTAGGTCAAGCAATTAGCAGCCTATGGACAGCACTTGAACCAATCTACAATCTACTTGCGAGCTCATTAGGACCCGTTCTTGGTGTGATTGCGGGGGTTCTTGGTGGTGTTCTTTTAGCGGCACTCGTTGCCATATCACTAGCATTGAAAGCTGTATTTGATTTACTAAGCTTCCTATTCGACATCTTGAGAAATGTCGTTGATGCTATAACGAACGCAGCAAGTCAATTGATGACCGCACTCCCAGAAGGCTTCCAAGCTGCTTGGGATGGAATTGTGGCGATATTCGGTGGAATAGGTCAATGGTTTGCGGATCGTTGGAATGACATCGTGACCGAATTCTCGAATGTTCCAACATGGTTCAACACAGTATTCCAAACAGCGTGGAACAGCATCGTGAATGTGTTCAAATCTATCGGTCAATGGTTCAAGGATAGATGGAACGATGTGGTGAACGCACTTTCGAATGTTGCGACATGGTTCGGGACAATGTTCAAGAATGCATGGAATGGAATCGTGAACGTGTTTAGCGTGGCAGGTTCTTGGTTTAGCGGCATTTGGGGAGGCATCAAAGCGGTGTTCTCTGGTGTGGTTGAATTCTTCCGAGGCATCTTCCAAGGTGCATGGAACACGATTACAAGCATCTTCTCAACGATTCCAAATTGGTTCAGCAACATCTTCTCAAAAGCATGGGCAGGCGTTCGAGATGTATTCTCGACTGGTGGACGAATTTTCATGGGAATTACTGAAGGGATTCTCGGAACGTTCAAAACGGTCGTGAACGGAATCATCGGAGGTATTAACCGAGTGATTACAATTCCATTCAATGGAATCAATGGAATCCTTGATGGAATCCGTGGAATCAGCGTGATGGGTGTGAGCCCATTTGCTTGGATTGGAAGAATCAGCACACCTCAAATCCCAATGTTGGCTCAAGGGGGATTCGTTAAGGCGAACACTCCACAATTGGCAATGATTGGGGATAACAAGCACTACGGTGAAATTGTGGCACCTGAGAACAAGATGCTCGCAATGGCTCGTGAGGCTGCTCGATTATCGAAAGATTCGAACAGTAGTGCGGAAGTAGTGATGTTATTGAGACAACTAGTCACACTTGTGGGTGGATTGGATTTGAACATCGATGGCGAATCGGTAACAAGAAAAATCTTTGACATTGCAAACGGAATCCAACAAAGAACCAATCAATCATTATTAGATTTCTAGGAGGTGCAAGATGGCAGAAATCACAGTGAATGGAGTTGCTCTTGCATCTCCTACATCAATATCACATAGCGATGAAATCATTTGGAGCTCTGGGACTGGTCGAAGTGCGAACGGTCTTATGAGTGGAGATGTCATCGCAAACAAGAAAACAATTCAAATCTCTTGGGGAATCTTAACTCAAGATGAATACAACGCCATTCGTAACATCCCAAGTGGGTTCTTCAATGCGGTCGTACAAGGTAAATCGATTAGAGCATATCGAAGCACAGTCACGGGAACTTGTATGGGAACGTTCAGCGATGGCATAACATACTACAACGATGTATCAACATCGTTCATTGAGCAATAGAGGTGATGAAATGCTGGAAACAACTCAAGAGTATAGAGATGCGATTGTGTCTGATGTTCGAGTGATTCAAGCCTCATTCACGCTCAACAATCAGACTTATGATAAGTCACATCTAAAGAAAATCGAACATGATGCTTCCATCTCTGGAGGCTCATCGTTCATTCCCGGTGGCACATTCATCAATTCTCTATCGGTCGAACTGAATCAGATAGTCGAAGGAATTGAGGAGATGATGCCATCAACAGCGAGCCTCGGTGTTCAAACAATTGACGGTCAAGCGGCAATGTTGCCCCTTGGTCGTTTTTTTGTGACTGAAATCAAGCTCGACCGTAATTCAAAAATTACAAGATTAAAGCTTCAAGATGAATTCGTGAGATTGCTTGGACAGTATGAAAGCAAACTCTCGTATCCAACAGGGTCCCGAGAAGTCTTTCGAGAGATTGTGACGATGACTGGAATTCCTGTGAGTGATGCAATCAATCTCCCAGATGTGTCTATTAAGACAAAACTAGAGAAAGCAACATTCAGAGATGCCATCATGTATCTTGCTCAATTGGATGGCACGTTCGCACGATTCAATCGTGATGGCAAGCTCGACTTCATCGATTTGAAGGCTACAACGAAACAAATCACGAGAAGCCAATATGGAGCTACTGGGCTAGTACGAGACGAAATCAAGTACAAACTCGGATCCATTGAATGTACTGTCGATAAGACCAAGATTGTATCAGGGAACCGCTCGGGGAACAAGATGGTTCTCAAGAATCCATGGATGACTCAACAATTGCTCGACCGTTTATACAACAAGTATCGAGATTTGAGCTTCTATCCATACGAATTATCATGGCGAGGCGACATCGACACCGAACCCGGTGATTGGGTCTCAGTCTTTTGGGGTTCAGAGAATACACGATTCGACATTCCTGTGTTCTCGCATCACATCACATTCGATGGTGGATTGACCTCGAAGACGAATGCAAAGGAATCGGGACAATCTCAATCACAATACAAGTATCGTGGACCCGTCCAAGAAAAGCTTGATTACATTGAGAGCCTTACGACCAAGATTGGTCGCTTGTATTTGGACGAGGCTGAGCCTATCAATCCAAGAGAGGGCGACAAGTGGATGAAGCCTAGTGGTGGATATGCCATCATGTTTGAACGTGTAGACGGTCAATGGGTTCGTAAGGTGGACACTGCTGATTTGAACAAGATTATCGAGACGATAACGACCGATGAAGTCATTGCTAAGAAGATTAGTGCTGGATTGATTCAATCATTAGAAATCAATGCACGACAAATCACAGCGGGGTCACTCGATTTGAATCGAATCTCAATCACGAATGGCAGCAAGCCAATCATGGAAGTTCGGGATGGTAAAATCTACTTCGATGTATCAAGTGTCGAGGACTTCAAAAAGCCAATCAAGGAAGTCGAAGCAAAGCTCGAGATGAAGGCTGACAAGCTCATCACAGAAGACCAATTGAAGCATCTACAAGACCAACAATTGGTGATGATGCAAGAGATGAAGGCGAAAGCGACTCTTGAGACGGTCTTAGAGTGGAAGGCTAAGTATGAAGCGTTCGTAAAATCGAACGAATCAGACAGAAAGCAAGCACAAGATGACCTTGTGTCGCTCTCTCAACGCATGATTGGGATTCAAAACGATTTAGGCTCTATGACAGCTATTTGGAACGCTATCGACAGGAACATGAAATTCGGGAATGAAGGGCTCTCGATTGGGAATCCTCAAGGGGATAGCTCGATTCTTGTGTCCGATAATCGAATTTCGATGATGAGTGGTGGTCGAGAGGTTATGAGCATCTCGCAAGGTGTGATTCACATCGACAATGGGGTGTTCACGAAATCGATTCAAATTGGGTACTATGTCGAATCGCAATACAACGTGAATCCAAAATACAACGTAATTCGATACGTTGGTCCGTAGGAAAGGAGGTAAAAAATGGGAATTCAATACTTCGATGGGAACTGGCACACTTATATTCGATATGAAGTGAGCACACTCTCCCAAGACCGTGTGGCGAATACTACGACCGCACGAGTAAGCTTGTATATCGGGAACGACCCGGGGGGATATGAAATCCAATTTGACCCAACCTACGGGGCATACATGGGAGTACAACTAGCAGGGCAAAACAAGTACTTAAAAATTGAGCATTTATTCATCAAGGGCTCAGAGCGTTCTCTTGGAAGTGTGGACTTCACATTCACGCATGATGAAGATGGACAAGCGACACGCAAGATTCTCTTGTGGTCGGGCTCTACAAGTGGCATCAACTATGGTGGATGGTATTTGGGCTCAATCGATACGAGCTTCACACAAACATTCGCCAAAATCCCAAGAATGTCGAAGGTCGCATCCGTATCTGGAACGAGAGAGCTCGGACAAGAGCTCACAGTCACGCTCGGCAGAAAGGTCGAATCATTCACGCATCAAGTCTGGTATAAGGTTTGGGGCTCTGATTGGTACGATTTAGGAACAGGACTTGGAACGACAGTCAAATTCACGCCTTCTCCAGAGAATGCACGAAAGAATGTGAACGTGGCATCGAGCACGTTTGATATTTGTGTACGGACATTCGATGGTGATAAACAAATTGGTATTGATGAATATAGCATTGGATGGTATATCGGTCTCCCTAGTGGCACACAACCAAGACTCGAGAACATTGAGCTTGTCGATAAGGCGAAGGCGACAAAAGACATCGTGGGCAAGAATACATTCGTCCAAACGTTCTCCGAGATGGTAGGAACGTTCAAAGGAATGGAGGGCACTTACGGATCCACAATCAAGACATTCCATGCTGAGGTCGTGGGACAGAAGATGGCAATCACCTCGAATGGTGGCACATTCCAATTCTTCAAGAACTATGGCGATTATAATGTCGAAGCGTATGTCATTGATAGTCGTGGGCTCAAGTCCAATGTTGTGACCGTACCCATCAAGGTGCTTCAATACTTCGCTCCAATGCTATCGTTCGAAGCGGTTCGAGGTGGTGGAGACCAACAAACGATTGTCGTCCGAAGAACAGCCAAAATCGCACCACTCATGGTCGATGGAGTTCAGAAGAATCCAATGCGTTTGAAATTCAAAGTCAAACCCGCTTATGACGGATACTTCACGGACAACAAGGGCGGAGGAGTTGATTCATTAGTCATCAACTCACTCACAAACTCGAATTCGGACTTGTTTGGGACATTCGCTGCTGATAAGGCTTGGATTGTAGAAGGAACAATCTCAGATGCTTATGCAAGTTTCACATTCACCGCTCCAATCGTGGGACCCGAAGAGGTAGTCCAATGTAGGACTCCGAAGGGGACAGGATTCGGAAAGGTGTGGGAACGTGGGGCGCTCGATGTGGGTGGAGATATCTACTCAAATGGCGAGCTGGTCCAGGTCGGGAAGCTCACGCAGTCGAATGGTAAATCATTAAAAATTACCGGGTCAGCGAATGATTTCATGAAGACCGGTTTGTACTATTCCCACAATATGGACGACCTGCCGGATGGACTGAATATGTATCAAAAGTACGGTTATTTACAAGTGAATACTCATCCGGATGATGCGAATTTTGCCCTGCAGATTTATATTCCGCATAATACGGACATTATGTTCATGCGGCGTAAAACGAACTATGGCTGGCAGAAGTGGGTTCAGTTCACTCCGAGCAATAGTTCGACCAATCCTAAATGGACCGATGCTGCATTAAAAAGTGGCTGGAGGAATACAACCGACTATGGCGATGTGCAATTCTCGAAGTCAGTTGATGGCACGGTGTACTTCCGTGGAACTGCTAGGGGTGGAAATACCACGCAGGAGACGGTCATCTTTACGCTTCCTGAAGGATACAGACCCGAGAAGCAGTTATATTTAACGGCACTAAATAATAGTTATGGTATAGCTATTATCGCAGTACGGCCTAACGGGGATGTAGTGATAAAATCAAATGTTGACTCGCACTGGTTAAATTTCGATAATATCAACTTTAGAATTTAGGAGGAAAATTTATGAATTTAGAACAAGCAAAAACTCGCAAGACTCAACTTGAGAGAGAGGTTGAAGTCGCAAAAGAAGAAATCTATACATTCTCGATTGATAAGTCGAAGCTTGAGCAGCAAGCTCAGAACTTACAAGACAAAATCGAATTTAAGAGTCGAGACCTCAACACCAAACAACAAGAAATCAACACTCTGGCAACAGCGATTGAGGTCATGGAACGATGAATCCATTCTTCTCCGATGCGGTCGTAATCGCTGTGATAGGTGGTGTTGTGAGCGTGATTACGGCACGAATATCGGCTCAATCAAAGAAGAATGCTGAGAACATATTGAATCGATTGAGCGATATGTCTGAGCAAATCCAAGATGTGAGAATGGATGTTCAGAAAGTCGAGAGTATTGGAAACGACAATCGAGAAGGTATTCGAACCACAGCAAGATTCAGACTATACGACACAATGTCAAGAGCCATCGAACGTGGATGGACAACAGTCGATGAAGCTCGTGAGATTGGCAAATTATATCAAGCGTATGTGAATTTAGGAGGGAATGGAGAAATCCATGACCTACATGAAATCTTCTTGAGATTACCAATAAAAACGAAAACAGAAATCAAACAATTAAGAGAGGATGTTTAAATATGGAACAATTACAAGCAACTATCATCAATGGAATCGTGAGCATTTTAGTCGTGTTAGTAGGACTAGCGTTCACAGGGTTGAAAGGATTCATTCAAACTAAAGCGACAGAATTGAAAGCCAAAACGGATGCTAAGAACTACGAGCTTGCAAAATCAATCACTCAAACAGTCGTGAATGCTGTAGAACAAATCTTCAGAGATGTTCAAAACGCAAGTCAAGACAAGTTCCAAGCAGCTTTCGACAACGTAACAAAAGAATTAGAAAAAGCTGGAATCAATTTGGATGACGAATCCAAGAAGGTATTGATTGAATCTGTCGTGAATGGATTCAATGAATTGAAAAATATTGAAGGCTAAGAATACGGATCCACAGAGGGCTCATTGCGAGTCCTCTTTTTATTTAAAGAAGGGAGGAACGTATGGAAAAAGTTATCGAGAAATATTTGAGCATTACATCAGCCAATCGAGTCGTTGAGAATTTATATCATGAAATTTATAGCAAAGACAAAGGCACAGCAACATTCAAGTTCACTATTGATGAATTGACAGCTTCAAAGGTTCTTTGTTTGTTCTATTTTAAGTACACAAAACGATACAAAACAGTTGAGGCTACAATCGAGGGCAACAATATTACAGTTCCATTCGATAGCTCACTAATCACTACGGATGAGCCTGTTGTGGGATATATCTATTTTGAAAAGGTAGAAAAATCAACGGATGTTTACTCATTCTTATTCAATGTGCGTGTTAGTGAAATTGATAAGGCTCAAGAAACACCACTCATCGAACGAGTGACGGGGCGTGTGGTTGATGTTGATAACATCGTAACCAAACAAGAATTGGACGAGCTTTTCAACAAAATCAAAGAGCAAGGTGGAACGTATGACGACAGTTCATTGCGTGGCGAGATTTCGAAAATTTCGGGCAAAATTGAGGCTTTAGAGCAAAAGACGGATAAAGACACCATCTACAACGATGAGCCTTTAAAACGCCGAATATCAGCTTTAGAAAACAAGCCCGAAATCGACACGAGCAACTTCGCAACCAAACAAGAGTTACAAAATATTACCTTAACACCAGGACCGAAAGGCGACAAGGGTGAAGCTGGAGAGCGTGGGCCGATAGGACCGATAGGACCGCAAGGATTGACGGGACCACGAGGTGAAAACGGTCAGCAAGGCTTACAAGGTATTCAAGGCGAAAGAGGTCAAGATGGACAGCCTGGACCAAAAGGTGAACGAGGAGAACAAGGACAAAAAGGGGATACAGGCGAACGAGGTCCGCAAGGTATTCAAGGTACACCGGGTCCAAAAGGCGAGAATGGTCGAGATGGTCGAGATGGCGTGGGCATTCCACAGAAGTTGAGCATCGCTGGGAACGTGGTGACTTTGTCCGATGGTGGCGGAAGCATCACACTCCCAACTACCGCAGCAACACAACCAAGTGGCACTCCCGGTCAAGTTCATGAATATGAAATCCATGGGACAGGAATGCCAAATGGAAAAGTAACCGCTCCTGTTGGGACGACATACGTTGACACAGCAGTCACAAACGGTGCTCTTAAATGGATTAAGAGACGAGGAAACGACAATCAAGGATGGGAAGTCTTGACGGGCGATACTGGTTGGCGTACACTTCCAATCGTTTCAAAGTTGGGCGGTTCATTCTTAAAAATTCGCAGAAAAAACGACACGATTATATACCAATTTGGCGGTTTAAGTTGGGGTTGGTTCGGTGTTATTCGCAGAGGCGGTGCAGGTTATCAAGTTCAAGGGTCAGACCGTGAACGAAATTGTTACATTTTAGGTTTAAATGGCGTTCCTCAAGGATTTCGCTCTGAGGCTTCCCTCATTGGAGGAATATACAACGACAAGGGAATACCATATGGAACTTGGTATTTGGGAGGGGCTGGAGACAGTAACATGTTACGCTTCCAATTTATCGACCCCGTTCCAACAGACCGAGACATCGGAGACATCCGAGTGAGCTTGATTACGTATTTAACAAGCGAGCCTTGGCCGGTAACATTACCATAATTTAAGGAGGAATATATAAATGGCAACAGTTAGAGAAGTACTTGATTTTATTGTGTATTTAGCAAAAATTGGAAGTGGTGTTGATAACGACCAAATGTATGGATTCCAATGTGCGGACATCCCTGCTTATATCTCATACCACTATTTTGGAAAGTGGCTTTGGGGAAACGCTATTGACCTGCTAAATTCCGCAAAAGCACAAGGTTTTGATGTAATTTATGAAGGCGATGGAGTCATTGCAAAGGCTGGCGACATCTTTGTGATGGAGGTTCCGGGCAGCCCTTACGGTCACACAGGAATCGTCATTGAAGATTCAGATGGTTATACTCTCAAGACCATCGAACAAAATATCGATGGAAACTGGGACTTCCTTGAGGTTGGTGGTCCCGCTCGATTCAACACTCGCTCATACGCTGGCATGGTTGGATACATTCGATTCCCTTATGGATCCGATACGAGCACACCTGTCCAACGAGAAGGATGGATTCAAGATTCTGTTGGTTGGTACTTTAAGAATCAAGATGGAACGTATCCATTCAATGCTTGGAAGAATATCGATGGAAACTGGTTCCGATTCAACAATGACGGATATGCTCTCGAGAATACTTGGTTCAAGGACGATGAGGGCTTCTGGTATTGGTTAAAACCCGGAGGTTACATGGCTATCGGATGGCATAAGATTGGGGGCAAGTGGTACTTCTTCAACGAGGTCGGAGAGATGAAGACAGGTTGGATTCGCTACTTCGACAAATGGTACTATTGCAACGAATCAAATGGGGATATGATATCCAAAGAAGTTCGCAAGATTGGTGATGCGTACTACTATTTCAACGAGAATGGAGAGATGCTCGAAAAAGCATCCGTTCGTGTTGATGAAAGTGGAGCGATTCACTTCGAAGAATAA